AATTTTCCATTTGTACCAGGTGCATATTCAACTAGAAAAATAGAAGAAGCTAGAGTTGGTGACTCTCCATTAAAAGCAACAGATAGTGAGTTATTAGCATTTGTAAATTCTATCGGTATTAAAATTAGAGAAGTAGATTTAACTAAAGAAAGAAGAATTAAAACATTTGAATTTGCAAAAAGAGTTAGAGGTATACAACAACAATTAACTACTCAAGCAAATAAATATAGAAATGGTTCAATATCATTATCAGAGTATCAGGAAAAAGAAAAAGAATTAACTAACAAATATAATACAATTCAGCAAAGATATTATAAAGCACTTAATTTACCAGTTAAAGATAGAGTATTACCTAAAATAGGAATACCATTTACTTCTAGTTTTGCAGAAGGAGAAGCATTAAAAACAATAGGTGGTGCTATAAAAGAACAAACAGAAAGGTTACTACCAACATTTACCCCTAAAACTAAAACAAATAAATATGAAAAATATTTACAGTAATGCCTAAGCAACCCAAAACAACTAGCGAACACTTAATATCCTTATATGGATATATTACAGGATTAAAGAGAGAGGTATCTCA